CGCCTGGTGCTGGGAGCGGAAGGCTCGGCGGGCGGGGAAGGCGTCCGCCGGGGCGCAGTGGGCCGACTACGCGAAGAGGGAGGGACTGGTCCGATGAAGACAGGATGTCAGTTCGTGGGCAGCGCGCTGAAGACCGTGGGGCAGGTGGCGCGGGGCGTCAGCCGCCTGGTGCTGGGAGCGGAAGGCTCGGCGGGCGGGGAAGGCGTCCGCCGGGGCGGCTTGGCGAAGTTGCTGACGGCAGACGTCGACCACGGACCTCCTGGAGCGCTGGGGCATGACCCGGCGCGGGACTCTCAATCGCTTGCGCCGTGCCGGCATCGAGCCGGCCGGCTTCGCCGGGTCGGAGCGCGGTGCCCCGGTGCAACTGTGGGCGCTGGAGGCCATAGAGGCGCTGGAGGCCTTGCGGCCCTGGGAAGCCTCCCGAGGCAGACCCGCGAAGCCGGCTGGCGAGGCCTCGGCCAAGCCCGCACGCGAGCCCCGTCGCTCGCGCCTCTCGGTGGTCCACGTGGACGACGACGGCGTGCGCCACGAGAAGCCGGTTCAAGCCGGGGCGGCCCCGGCAGCGGCCACGACGGCCCCGGCTCCGGTGGCCGGGCCCGGGTTCCGCCGGAAGCCCCGGAGGCCTGCGACGACGGCAACGCCTGCACCGGGCCCCGTAGGGTCCCCGGATACAACGACTGCGACCGCAGGCACGTGCGACCCGGAACCCAGCGTCGCACCTGGTCCGGCGGCGACTGCGACCGACCCGGCCTGCGACGACGGCAACGCCTGCGCCGGGTCCGCCGCGCCGGCGCCGTCGTCCGACCCCGCACCCGCCCCGGCCACATCGATCCCCGAGGTCTGGGTCTCCGAGCTGGCGGCCCGCATCTACCTCGGCGCCTCGCTGACGGACCTGTACGTCCTCCGCGGCAAGTCCCTGCGCACCCGCCCGGGCGCCCGGGGACGGGAGTACCTCCAGGCGGACCTCCAGGTGGTGAAGCGGACGCGGATCCCGGCGAAGGCCCGGGAGCTAGCGCCGCCGAAGCGCGCCGTGTTCGAGGCCGACCGCGAGGAGGTGCCGGAGCGCCTGCGCATCGACGGCGACCCCGAGGAACTCGTCTTCGGAATCGAGGAGGTCTACCGGTGACCGCGCAGACCGTGTTGAGCACGATCGTTCTCGTCGGCTGCAGTGCCGCGAAGGCCGCTGGGCCCCGTCCCGCCCGGGACCTGTACCTGTCCCACATGTTCTTCCTGGCCCGGGCCTACGCGGAACGGCACGGCGACCAGTGGTTCATCCTGTCCGCCCAGTACGGACTCGTGGAACCGGACGAGCGCCTCGAACCCTACGACCGCAGGCTGCAGGACCTGGACCGGGCGGACCGTCGGGAGTGGGGCGAGGTCATCGCCGACGAGCTGGGCCGGCGCACCCAGCGGGGCGACCGGCTGATCGTCCTGGCGGGCCGCTCGTACGTGGACCCGTGGCGCGACCTGGTCGGCCGGACCCTGGCGCTGACGGTCGAGGAGCCCTTGGCCGGCCTGGGCGTCGGGCAGCGGCTGCACTGGTTGAAGGCGGCGCTGGCCGCGAGGAGGGCATGACGATGGGCTGGGCGAGCTGCGGGACGGACAGCGAGGGGCGGCCGATCGGGTACGCGCACGCCGCGACCTGTGACCACCCGGGGTGCACGGCGGGGATCCACCGGGGGATCGACTACGCCTGCGGTGGGATGCACGGCGGCGACGACGTGTCCTGCGACCGGTACTTCTGCAGCGACCACCGATTGACGTTCGTGCAGCGCCAGGACGGCGCCGGGGAGCACCAGGTCCGCGTGTGCGACGAGTGCGCGGACGCCCTCCTGGCGGCCGGATGGACCTGGGGCGAGGGTGCCGACGAGGACGTGCTGATGCCGCCCCGGGAGGCGCCCTGATGCCCGACAACCCCGATCGCGTCATCACCGCCTTGCGGGGTGCGAACGCCCTGCTGGAGACCCGGCTCGCCGCGGCCGAGAAGAGCCTCGCGAAGGTCCGCGACGCCGCGAAGCGCACCGACCCGGCCCGGGCGCTTGACGCCATGCGCATCGAGCGGGACCGGGCCGTGCGGGAGCGGGACCAGGCGCGCGAGCAGGCGACCGACCTGCAGCGCCGGCTCTCCGCGACCCAGGGCGCGCCCGCCGAGCTGGCGCCCGTCGGTGACCGCGAGGCCGTCCGCAGCCAGTTGAAGCAGCGCCTCGCGGTGTCGAACGCCCAGCGCGACGACGCCCGGCGACTCGCCACCCGCCTCATCGAGCGCCTGAAGCTGGTCTACCGCGTCGGCACCCTCGGGGACGAACTGGCGGGCGAGGTCACGAAGGCGTTGCCGCGGGGGTGGCGGGACCTGGACACGGGCCTCCTGGTGGCCCGGCACCCAGGCGCCTGCGCAGCGGTCGGCCGCGTCTTCCTGGAATGGTGCCGGCGCCGCTACCTGGCCCGCCTGGGCTGGGACGACAAGGCCGAGCCGGAGGTCCCGGGCGACTTGCGGCAGCTGGTGCGCGAGGGGTTGTTGACCGTCGAGCAGTACCGGCAGCAGCTCGCGCGGATCTTCGACGTGGGGAATGAGGAGAGCGGCGCGGCCGCCGGGGGTGGTGAGTGGAAGCGTTGAAATTCACAGGTTCGCAGGCGTCTTGCAAGGTTTTCACGGACGAACTGGAAGCGACCGCCGAGACGCAGATCCACACGTTCCTGGACTGCCCGGCGTTCGCGGGTTGCCAGATTCGCATCATGCCCGACGTGCACGCCGGCGCTGGCGCCGTCATCGGCTTCACGTCGCCTGTCGGGCCCGGCATCTGCCCCAACGTCATCGGCGTGGACATCGGGTGCGGCGTGCTGTCCGTCAACCTGGGTATCCAGGAAGCGGACTTCCCGAAGCTCGACGCCTACATTCGGGGTCACATCCCGTCCGGGTTCGCGAGTCGGCAAACGCCGCACTGGCTGACCGACGAAGCGGCGGAGCTGCTGGCGGCAACCGACGAGATTGCCACCCGCATCGGCGCCGACCCCGCGAAGGTGCGCCGGTCCGCGGGAACGCTCGGGGGCGGCAACCACTTCATCGAGGTAGGGCGGGCGGACTTCGGCGGGCGCCTCTGGCTGACCATCCACAGCGGCTCCCGGAACTTCGGGTTGCGCGTCGCGAACCACCATCAGAAGATCGCCCAGGCGCAGCGCCCGGAGTTCGGGCAACTCGCGTACCTGACTGGCGACGATGCGGAATCCTACCTGCGGGACATGCGGCGCGCGCAGCGGTTCGCGTCCCTGAACCGCCACATCATGGCGGCCGAGATCGTGGGGTTCTGGGACCAGGGGCTCCCCGCGAAGGTCGACCTTGTCGAGTCGGTCCACAATTTCATCGGCGACGACAACATCATCCGAAAGGGCGCGATTTCTGCGATGGCAGGCGAGTCTGTGGTCATCCCCTGGAACATGCGGGACGGGATCGTGCTGGGCGTCGGCCTCGGGAATGAGGACTGGAACCAGAGCGCCCCCCATGGCGCGGGCCGGCGGATGGGCCGGAAGGAGGCCAAGCGGACCCTGAGTGTTGACGACTTCCGCGCGACCATGGCGGGCGTGTGGTCTTCCTGCGTCGGCGTCGACACGTTGGACGAGGCCCCCGCGGCGTACAAGCCTGCGGCCGAAGTCGAAGCGTGGTTGGGTGAGACGGTCCACATCACGAACCGGCTGCGCCCCGTCTACAACTTCAAGGCGACGGGGGAATGATGCATTACCGAACCGAATCCGAAGCCGGGGAGGCCGCAGAGCACCGGGCCGCGTTCCTGCTCCTGGTGTCCCGGGCCGTCCCGTCGTCCTACCGCGAGTGCATCGGATGCCCGCACGACCTGCCCGTGCGGCGGTGCGCGGACGTGCGCCTGGCCGAGTGCCAGATCGTGCAGGGGTTCATGAAGGGAGCGGACCGCCAACGCCTCCTGGACGGGATGCGGAAGTTGCTCGGGGGCAGGTACAGCCACGCGGCGGCGTGTCGCGTGATGGAGGGGGCGTCATGTCCGACCTGACGACGGAGAACCAGGAGCGGTCCCTCGCGGCCCGAGTCGAGGCGTTGGAGCGGGTCGTCGCGGAGTTCCAGGCCCGGGAGGTGGCGCGGCGCGAGGAAGAGGCGCGGCGGTTGGCAGTGCTGCGGGCGCAGGTTGCGGGGTGGTTCGCGAAAAAGCCGCAGGCCCAGCAGGACCCAGGCGTCCAAGTCATCCACGTGGCCGGATCCCCGTACGGAGGTCCTCGATGAACCGCAGCAGACGCAAGGCCGGGAGCATCCGTGCCGTCGCCGACGCGCTCCGCCGCGTCCGGGAACTGCCGCCCGGGCAGCAGGACGGCGCCGAGTCCCTGGTGGCGCTGTCCAACGCGGTCCGCGCCGCCGCGCTTCCCGCCCACGACCTGGCGGTCCTGGTGGTCGACCGGGCCGTGCTGGCCAAGCTGCCCGAGGACGAGCGCCTCCGGTCTGTCGGCATGCTGCTGGCCGGGCTGCAAGGCCACCTGTTTCCCGAGTTCGAATTCGCTGCCCGGCGCCGCCCGAGTGCGCCTGCGGAGGTCCAATGAACGCGACGTGGCTCAAGGCTGCGAAGGTCCAGGCTCGCCCGGGACAGGCCCGGTGTCCGGCGTGCACGCACCTCCTCATGGTCCTGGTCTCGGTCCAGGGAGGCGGCGCCCGCGTCGAGACGAAGTGCTCGTCGTGCGGCGCCGCCCTGGCGATCCGTCTCACCCCCTCGGGCCCGCAGGTTTTCTTGCGCAACGTGGGGGGCAAGGAGTAGCATTCGACCGATCGCCGTCCCCTCGTGAGGGCATGACCCCGGGACGTGCGGTAGGCCAGGCACATAGGTGCTGCAGGCTTGCCGCCGCCAGGAGAGTCATGCGCACGCTGGGGCACCACCACAACCGCATCCCCCACAGCGACCGCAGGCACCTTCCGGTTCGGCAGCTCGCCCGGCATTTCGTGCGCCCGTGACGAGGAGTCCCATGGGACCGGGAACGGCAGCGTGCAAGCCGACGGTGCTGGTGGGCTGGAAGGCCGTGGCGGGGTGGTTCGGCCTGACGATCGCGGCCGTGAAGCGCAGGAACGCCCGCCGCCCGCTCCCCCTCTGCCAGGAGTCGCCTCGCGAGCAGCCTATGGCCTTGGTGTCGGACCTCGAGCAGTGGGTCCGTGAGGGATGCACCTGCCGGCGGGGGGCGCATGACGTCACGGCTGGCAGGCGGCGGCCCGGTTCTCCGCGCGCACCAGGCCGTGACCTTTTTCCGCCTGCGGGACATCCAGGCGGATTCTCACAACGGACAGGTGGCTCCATGACCCAAGCTCTGACCCTTGAGCAGTGGCCCGTCTCCCGACTCGTTCCCTACGCCGGGAACCCCCGGAAAAACGACGACGTCGTGGACCGGATGTGCGCCTCGATCCGGGAGTTCGGCTTCCGGATTCCCGTGCTGGCTCTGTCGAACGGGACGGTGGTCGACGGCCACCTCCGTCTGAAGGCCGCACTGAAGCTGGGCCTGGAGGATCTCCCCGTCCTCCTCGCCGATGACCTGTCCGAGGCCCAGGTCCGGGCCTTCCGGATCATGGTCAACCAGTCGGCGTCGTGGGCGGCCTGGGACAACGACCTGCTGCGGACGGAACTCACCGCCCTGCAATCGTTCGGCTACGACCTGTCGTTCACGGGCTTCGAAATCGACCGCATCAGCAGCCTGATCCCCGGCGTCCTGGCCACCGGCCTGACGGACGAGGACTCGATCCCGGAGCCGCCCGAGAAGCCCACGACCCACCCGGGCGACCTGTGGGTTCTGGGCGACCACCGGCTGCTGTGCGGCAACTCGGGCAACCCCGTGGACCTTGACCGGCTCCTCGGCGGGCAGCCGATCCACCTGGTCAACATGGACCCGCCGTACAACGTGAAGGTCGAGCCCCGTTCGAACAACGCCATCGCCGCCGGCCTGTCGTCGTTCGCTCCGCAGGCCCAGACTTACCACCAGGCGCTGGACGTGGCGCTGCGCCCCGGGAAGGCGAAGGGCACCACGAAGCAGATGCGGGCGAAGGACCGGCCCCTGGCCAACGACTTCGTGACGGACCAGGCCTTCGACGAGATGCTCCGGGCCTGGTTCGGGAACGCCTCTCGGGTCCTGCTGCCCGGTCGGGGGTTCTACATCTGGGGCGGGTACGCGAACCTCGCCAACTACCCCTCGGCGCTGAAGGAGGTGGGGTTCTACTTCAGCCAGGCGATCGTCTGGGACAAGCAGCACCCCGTCCTGACCCGGAAGGACTTCATGGGCGCCTTCGAGCTCGCCTTCTACGGGTGGAAGGAGGGCGCCGCCCACCAGTTCCTGGGCCCGAACAACGCGCAGGACCTCTGGCACGTCAAGAAGGTCAACCCGCAGTCGATGGTCCACCTGACCGAGAAGCCGGTCGAGCTGGCCCGCCTGGCGATGGAGTACTCGTCCCGGCGCGGCGAGAACGTCCTGGACCTCTTCGGCGGGTCGGGCTCGACCCTGATCGGCGCCCAGGAGACCGGCCGTCACGCGTTTTTGATGGAGCTCGACATGCCGTACTGCGACGTGATCGTCACGCGCTGGCAAAAGTTCACGGGGCTGGCTGCCGTCCTCGAGGGCGACGGCCGGACGTTCGCGGAGATCGCGGCCGAGCGGACCGCGCCCACGGAGTAGGCCATGCCTCGCGGCGTGAAATGGGTGCCGCCCGACCTCCGGGAGATCGAGACGATCGCCGAGCGAGGCGTCACATTCGACTACATCTGCCAGGGACTCGGCATCACAGTCGCCGCTCTACGGCGCCGCCGGAAAGACCTGACGGCCGTGGACGAGGCCATCGCCCGCGGCCGGGCCCGGGGCGGCATCGCCCTGGCGAACAAGGCCTACGAGGTCGCGATGGTCGATCGTGACCCCTCGATGATCCGCTTCCTCTGCCGCGCCACCGGCGTCATCGACGACCGGATCCGCGTCGAGCTCACCGGCAAGGACGGCGCGCCGATCGTGGTCCAGGCCGACATCAAAGCCGAGATCGACGTGAAGGTGGACCCTGCGGTCCAGAAGCTGATGGAGTCCTATGCGAGCGTCGCGCGCGCAGCTATTGCGGGCGCTGCTGACGCCGGGGATGTGGCCGGGGAGCCCGGTTGAGCGGGCGCTCACGCTCCTCCGGGTAGCAGTGCTCGAAAACCCGTGGATCCCGGACGGCACTCCTGGCTGGGCCGACAGCCGGAACCACCGGAAGCCTACGGAACCGCAGGCGCTGCTCTACATGTGCGGCAAGCGGCACGTTCTCTTCGGGGGCAGCCGCGGTGGCGCCAAGTCGGAGGGCATCCTGGTGGGTGGGCTGATGTTCGCGGACCTCCCGGGCCACGCAGGCCTGATCGTCCGACGCCACTACACCGATTTGACGAAGTCCAACGCGTTGATCAACCGGTCCAAGAAGTGGCTCTGGGGCCGCGGCGCCAAGTGGAACGAACAGACCCACTGCTGGACGTTCCCGTCCGGGTACGAGCTGTTCTTCGGCGCTCTGGACCGCCCCGAGGATTTCGAGCACCACCGCGGCTCCGAGGTCCAGTACCTGGGCACCGACGAGTCCGGGCAGTTCGACGCCGAGGAGATGGCGCTGCTGACCAGCTGCCTCCGAAAGTCGCCCGACAACATCGTCCCGATCCGGGATTGGCGGTCCGCGAACCCGGACGGGCCCGGTGAGGAGACGCTGTACCACGAGTTTGTGGAGCCCTGGGAGCTGGGCCGCCAGGAGCCGGACCACCTCTTCATCCCGGCCGACGTGTACTCCAACCCGAACGTGGACCCGGAGTACGTGGCGATGCTCGAGCGCCTCCCGCCCCTGCTGCGCCAGAAGCACCTCGAGGGCAAGTGGATGCTGAAGTCGGAGGGGAAGTACTTCCAGGCGAAGAAGTTCCGGGAGGTCCCGCTGGCGGACATGCCGGAGGACTGGGACGCGCTCTTGCGCTGCTGGGACCTGGCGGCCACGGAGCCCTCCGAAGACAACAAGGATCCCGACTGGACGCGTGGCGGCCTCCTCGGCATCCGCGACGGCAAGTGGTCCATCCTCGATGTCGAGGGCTGCCGGAAGCGCCACCACGACGTGAAGCAGCTCATCAAGACCACCGCGGACAAGGACGGCGCCGAGGTCCTCATCGTGATCCCCCAGGACCCGGGCCAGGCAGGCAAGAGCCAGCACAGCGAATACCGGGATCTGCTGGCCGGCTTCGAGGTCCGTCGCTACATCCCTCCGTCGAACAAGGAGGTCATGGCGCGCCCGGTGTCCGCTTCCGTGGACGCCGGCGACGTGTCCGTCGTGAAGGACGCGGCATGGCTGCGGCCTTTCTACAACGAGATCTGTCCGTTCCCCGCCCGGGGCATCCACGACGACCAGGTCGACATCCTGTCCATGGCCTGGGTCTGGGGTCCTTGGCTGGTGAAGCGCAATGCCGGGGCCCGGGTTCGGCTCGGGGTCAAGAGGGTCGAAGAAGCGGCGCCGAGAGGCGGTCGTCCGAGCATGAGCCGGCCGACGATGCACAGGACGTAACGCAGGAGCGATTGAAATGGGCACTACCAGGACCAAATCGCAGAGGACGCAGAACAACGATTCAAGCGGGGCGGGCCGCATGCACGTCACGGTCGTGCAGCGAGCCAGGAAGGCCCCTGCCGGCGCCATCTCGAAGGCGCTGCCAGAGAGCGGCTTCCAGTACGGGATCGGGCCGTACGCGATCCTGGAGCCCCGAGCGTCCCCTGACCTGCTGGCCGACCAGCCGAACAAGACGCAGGCGCTGAAGCCCTGCATCAAGGCCCACGCCACCGCGGTGCATGGCCTCGGCCACACCTGGGAGCCCAGGCGGACGCCGGACGGGGAGGCCGAGGAGCGGGAGGCGAAGGAGGAGCAGGACGACCTCGAGGAGTTCCTGGAGTACTCGTCCCGGGAGTGCTCCTGGACCGAGACCTGCACTCGCTTCGGCGAGGACCGTAAGACGGTCGGCTACGGGATCCTCGAGGTCCTCCGCGACGAGAGCACGGGCGACATCGCCGGTCTCGTGCATCACCCGGCCAGGCTCTTCCGGATGACGGAGATCGACCTGGATCCGGTGACCGAGACGTTCAAGAAGTGGGACCGGAAGAAGGGCGACTGGACCGAGGGCAAGGCGGAGCGGCGCTTCCGCCGGTTCGTGCAGATGGTCGACGGCGGCAAGCGGCGCTACTTCAAGGAGCTCGGCGACCCCCGCAACCTCGACATGGACACGGGCGAGTTTGAAAAGACGGAGGGCTCGCTGCCGGAAGCGCGTTGGGCGAACGAGCTGATCTTCTCGTGCAATTACGACTCGACGACCCCCTACGGCCTGCCCGACTGGGTGGGACTCTGGGATGACACGAAGTCCGACGAGCATGCCTCCGGGTCCACACGGGACTATTTCGAGGACGGTGCGATCCCGAAGCTGTGGATCGGCTTCTTGAACGCCGTCCCCTACGACGAGGATCGCAAGGCCCTGGAGGCGGCCCTCGAGGGGACCAAGGGCAGCTACGCGATGAACCGCGTCATCGTCACTTCGGCGTCGACTCCCCCCGACGAGAGCAACCCCGTCGGCGGCGGCCCCGCGAAGACCGCGTCCTGCACCGTGACGAAGCTGAACGACCTGCAGCAGGGCGACGCGCTCTTCGCGGCGTTCCGCAAGGACCACCACCGGCGCGTCCGCGTGTCGATGCGCATGCCCGGGCTGTTCGTCGGCGAGGAGGAGGCCGCGAACTTCGCGACCGCGAACGTGCTGATGCAGACCTACGTGTCGATGAACGTGGCCCCGGACCAGTCCGCCTTCGACTACATCATGAACACGAAGATCCTGCCGGCCCGGGGCGCCAAGTGGTGGCGGTACAAGTCCAAGGGACCGGCGCTCGAGGACAACCAGACCTGGCTGCAGGCGGTCGACCTCGGCAGCAGGCTCGGCGCCATCCCCGATTTTCCGACGTTGCGGAACATCCTTTCCGAGGTCCTCGGCTTCAAGCTGCGGTCGGGCGACGACAAGGGCGTGCTGGCGACCTGGGAAAAGATGCCCCCCGGCTTCGTGTCGTACCTGGTCCAGAGCTTCCGGGCCCTCCCGGTCTGGGGCGACATCAGCGAGGCGCTGGGCGGGTTCGGTGGCGGGGATGACGCGGCGCCGGTGGAGCGCTCTCGGGACGGCGGACGTCACAGCGCCTTCGAGCGGTTCTCGGAGCGTCTCGCCGACGCGGTGGCGTCCGGCCTCTTGAAGGGGCGCCAGAAGTTGGTGCAGGCCATGGGTGCCAGCAGGGAGGTGGTGTGATGCTGGACCAGTTGCTGCAGCCCGAGGTGGGCGGGAACCTGGTGGGCGCCGCCGCGGCCCTGGCGGTCGCCCTGGTCATCGTGGTGCTGAGGATCCGGGCGGCCCGGGCCAAGCGCCGCGTGCAGGCCCGACAGGAGGCTGAGCGCCTGCGGGAACTGGAGTCCCGCGAGGCGTACGTCCGGGACAACCCCATCGTGGATTGCCCGGAGTGCAGGGTGCGGGCGCGGCACCTGCCCCGGGACCCCGAGCACGCGCCCATGAACCTCCACCTGAGCCCGGCGTACGTGGCGCGTCTCAAGACGACCGACCCCACGGGACTGCGGGGCTTCTCTCCATGCACGCCCCGCTGCCGGCGGGAGCATCGCGGCCGGGAGCATCGGCACTTCTGGTGCAGGTCCTGCCAGGCGGAGTTCTCCCTCGCGGAGGGGTTTGTCCAGGACGAGATCCTCGCCGAGTTGGCCCGGCACGCCGAGGCTGACAAGCTGCGGAACGGCACGTGGACCTTGCCCATCCGCGAGGGGTCGGAGCGGTCGAACGTCAAGGACAACCGGCAGTCGCCGCCGCGGCCGAGCCGGGGGCCGGGAGGTGCCGCTTGAGCGACAACCCGAACGTCCGGCGCGTCGGTCTCGACGTGCTGTTCTACGACGAGATCACCCCGCACACCGCGGTCGAGTTCGCGGTACACCTGGACGCTGCCGCCGACGAGTCCATCGCCAGAGCACTCCGGGAGAACCGAGAGCGGCCCCCGGTGAACGTCCGGATCAACTCGCATGGTGGCGGCTGCTACTCCAGCCTGGCCATGATCGACGCCATTCGCGGCTACCAGGCTCGGGGCCTGCAGATCAACGGGTGCGTCGAGGGGTACGCGGCCAGCGCGGCCACGGCGGTCCTGCAGGCCTGCGACACGAGGCGCATGGGTCGCACGGCCGTCATGCTGATCCACCAAGTCCGGGTGTGGGGCCTTGGGGGCAAGACCACGGACATCGCCGACGAGGCCAAGACGATGCAGGCGCTGGAGCGCATCTACAAGGGCCTGTACCTGCGGCGCTGGAAGGCTGGTCCGAAGAAGCTGGACGCGATCCTGGGGCGGGAGCACCTGCTCCTGGCCGACGAGTGCTTGAAGCTCGGCCTCGTGGACGAGGTGGTGTAGATGCCGGACTGGCTGTTGGTGCTCGGAATCCTGGCGTTCATGGTCTACGTCGTAGGCGGATCGGGCGGCGGACGTGGCGGACACAACGGCCCGCCACCGAAGAACCAGCCGCGGCCTACCAGCTTCCCGCCTCCGCCCCCGCCGAAGACCGGAGGTGCCTCATGCGGATGACCTGCGGCGCGTGCGGCAGCGCGAACGTTCGGGCCAGAACGCGGGGGCGGAACCCCACCGGGGAGACCAAGGACGCGTACGTCGAGGTACTGGTCACGTGCCTGGACTGCACGACGGAGCGGGACGCCAGCGCCGAGATCGCACAAGCTGAGGCGTCCGGCGACGAGGTGGTGATCGGCGCGCAGCGGTTGCGGCGCACCGTGGTGAGGTAGCCGGCCCCAGCCGGCGAGGAGGTCGACGTGGTGGACATGTTCAAGGTCATCAAGGCGCGGGACAAGTTCGTCAAGGCGTACTGCGCGGGCAAGGGATGGGACCTGCTGGCGCTCACGACCGAGCAGCTCCTGGAGATCCGCGCGCAGCCCGAGTGGATCAGCGCGGGCAAGTCCCCGGAGCAGCCCGAGCCGCCCCAAGAAGATCCGCCCTGGCTTTGGTTCGACGGCCAGCCCCGGACGCGCGGGCGGTTCCAGTACACGAACATCGGCGCCGACGCCGACTGCCGGATGTTCCACGTCGGGAAGTGCTTCCGCATCACCCAGGGCTACCCCGAAGGCGCCCGCGTCGTGGCGTCGCGGTACGAAAGCGGTGGGCACGCCCTCGGGATCCTCGTCGAGCACGAGAGCTTCGACGAGTGCGACGTCGCCCAGGTGCCGAAGATGCCAGTGCCCACGTGCATCGTCTGGGACCCGAGCGAGGCCGAAAAGTCGATGGCGGCGAAGGAGGCTGAGGCTTGGTGGCGCCGCCTGCAGGGCGTCGAGGTCGTGGACGGCTTCGGCGTCGAGCCGAAGACCAGCACGCTCGCCGATCGCCTGGCCGAGTCCTTCCCGGGCTTCGCGGGCCTGACCGACGACCAGAAGACCGTGACGCTCGGGGGCGCCATTGCGGCCCGGTCGGGGCGCCCGGTCGAGGCCGCCGCCGAGGCGTGCCTGGACGAGAACCTTCTGCCCTTCTGGGTCCAGGGGTGGAACTTCGGCCACGGCGAGATCAAGTTCGAGGAGATGACCTCGCTGCTGACCACTAAGTTCCCGGGCTGGTGCGACCTGAAGGACGTCCCGGGCACGGCGGTCATGGCCGGATACGTCTGCGCGCGGGACGGGCAGTCCCGCGACGTGGGACCGGGTCACGGGTGGCGCGGCGACCAGGAGGAGTACTTCGTTCGCGGGTGGGACTTCTGGCGCAACACTCACGCCCCGGAGGCCACCTGATGTTGACCTTCGCCCTCGACTTTCTCGCGGGCGTGCGGGCCTGGTTCGCCCGCTGCTTTCCTGCCCGGACCGCAGACCCGAACGTCGCAGTCGAGCGCCTCGGGGACGGGTCGGTGGTCCTGGGCCTGGACCTTCCCCGCGGCGTTCGCGTCGGGGTCGAGGACCTGCCGCCGGCGAACGCCAGCGGAAAGCGGGTGCGGTTCTACGTCCGCGATCACCACGACGTGCCCGAGGTTCGTGCCCGGCTGCGGGAGGCTGCGGCCCGCCTGGCCGGCGCCCAGGAGGCCCCATGACCCTGCAGACCTACACCCCCGCGGAGGCCTGCGAGGCCCTGCGGACGTTCGATCACCTGCTCGGCCTCGACATCGTCTCGGCGTACGACGAGCGCGTGCGTCGCTGCTACGAATCCCGGGGCTACGACCTGAGCCACGCCTGGGTGCTGGAGGAGCGGAAGAAGAAGCCGAAGAAGCCCAAGCCCGGATTGACCCCCGAGGCAGAGCGGGCCCGGCTGGCCGAACTGGAGGCCGCCCTTCAGCAGTCCCTGGTCGACGCCTGGATGGCGGGCGGCATGCAGGCGGTGGACGACGTCCTGGGCGCATTCGCTGCCGGCGAGGGTGCCGTGACAGCCGCCGAGGTCGACGCCGTGCTGGCCACCTTCTCGTCGCGCATGGGCCCCGGCCTCGTCTCGTCCGTCTCGTCGTCGGTCCAGGAGGTCGCCGCCGCGACCTACGACGTGGGGCGCCTCACGCTGGTCGAGTCCCCGAAGTTCAACCTGATCGACGTGCGAGCGCGGGACTGGCTGGCCCAGGACCAGCTCTACTGGATCGGGGAGCACTACAACGCCGACATCGGGTCGGCTGTGTCCCGGGTGGTGCAGTCGGAGGTCATCGAAGCCGGCCTGTCGCGCGTCGATGCTGCGCAGACGCTGCGCGGGATCTTCGAGCCGCAGTTCGGCCCGAAGTCGGACGCCTACTGGGAGACTGTCACGTCGTCCGCCGTCGGTCGCTCCCGCAACTTTGGTGCCGTGGGGTCGATGGAGGAGGCGGGGTTCGAGAAGCTCATCCCGGTCAACCCGCGGGACGAGGCCACCTCGCCGATCTGCGAGTACCTGACGACCGGCTCCATCGTCTTCGAGGTGTCCTGGGCAGTGGCCCAGCGCGACACGATGCTCGCCTCGAAAACCCCGGCGGCCGCTCGGGTGGCGTCGCCCTGGCTGAAACCGGACCAAATCATCGGCCTGAGCGCGAAGCAGCTGCAGGCCAAGGGCGTCGTCATGGCCCCCTACCACGCGCACTGCCGCACCATCATGGTCGTCGCCTGAGGCTCGCGAAACAGTACAGGATCGCGTCAAGATGACCCCAGGATAGATCGATTTCGACCGGCGTTCGTATAGGTTGGAACGGTCCGGAATCGTTGACGTTCGCCGCCGCATGTCGTTCGATTGCCCCAGGCCGCCGCGCCTGGGAGTCACCGCATGATCGGCCTCCATCGCGAATTCACCCGCTCCGCGACCCTCGTCCGTCGGGACGAGGCGCTGCGCCAGGTGTTCGGGATGGTCGGCGTCCCCCTCACCCGCTACTCGGTCGGCCAGGTCGTTCCACGGTCCGAGATCGAGCGGGCCCGGGCCGAGGGCCGCATCCACTACGACAACCGCTGCTTCACGGCGGAGGAACTCCAGATCCTGGGTCACCGCTTCCTGGCCCACGGTCGCGGCATCGACGAGGAGCACGACTATCAGGTCGACGGCAGCCTGCAGCCGATCGAGTCGTACTTCCCGCCCGTCGACGAGCACGGCTACTTCGCGGGCTCCTGGGTTCTCGGCACCCACATCGGCGACGACGACGCCTGGACGGGCGTTCTGACGAGCGAGTTCAACGGCTACTCGGTCTCCCTCCTGGCTGTCGAGGAGGAGGCCGAGATCGTCGTCGAGGACGATCAGCCCGGCGCCGACGGCCAGAAGGCCCGCGAGCGCATCGTGCTGATCTACTTCACGGACTGCGTCCCGATCACGGTCAGCCTGGTCGGCAAGCCCGCCACCCGGCTGCCGTTCGTCGTCGTTCGATGCGTCCAAGAGCCGCACGACAAGTGCAAGCACGCCTGTGGCGGCGCCTGTCTTTCCAAGCACGGGGGCTGCGGCGCGCACGCGGGCACCGAAGACTCGGCCGCCGGCACCAGCGCGCCGGCCGCACCCCACATCGTCGAGAGAAGCGAGGAGCGCAAGATGGCGAACACCAAGAGCGCCTGGGCCCTGATCCTGCGCGCGCTGAGCCCCCTCGCCAAGGAGGAGGGTGTCGAGCTGCCGCAGCTGGCCGAGCGGTCGGCGCCCGACTTCGCGACCGCGTGGGCCGCCCAGCAGTCGCAGCAGGACCTCTCGGAGGCGTGGTGGGCCTTCCGCGACGTGCTTTCGGCCATCATGACCGACGCCGAGATCATCGACAAGCCGGCCGCGATCCAGGTCTCCGCTGACCAGTTCATCAGCCTGCTGAAGTCGACGCTCGGCAAGGTCGTCGTCACCCGCGCGGAAGGCGGCGAGGTTTCGCCGGCCGACGATCTGCCCCCCGTGGAGCAGTCGGTCGGGTCGCTCGCGTCGTACATCGGCCGGCGCCTGCACGAGCGGGTCGGCAAGAAGATCAGCACCGAGCGCATGAAGAAGCTGCAGGACTGCCTGCAGGACATCCAGGCGGGCGCCTCCAAGCTGGAGGGGCTGCTCACGGAAGTGGCAGAGGAGGCCCAGGGCGTCGAGCGCAGCTCGGAGACCCGCGGCGAGGAGGAATCCATGGACCCGAAGTTCCAGCAGGTGATCGACGGACTGAAGGCGGACAACGCGAAGCTGATCGAGCGGCTGGAGAAGCTGGAGAAGCCGGCCGAGGGCGAGGTCGTCGAGCCCGTCGCCGAGGTCCCCGCCGAGGTCAAGGCCGAGATGGACGGCCTCAAGGCCGAGAACCAGAAGCTGGTCGAGCGCATGGAGGCCCTGGAGAAGCGGCGGCCCGCTCCGAAGGGCGCGGACACCCACCAGGTCGAGACGCGCAACGACAAGCCGAACGTCATGAAGAACTTCTTCCGGTCCCAGCTCGGGTACCCCGAGACGGACGCGTAGCGAGGGCGTTGCGTCGGCCTCTGGGGCCGACGGCACAAGGCATCAACGAGGAGACGCAACCATGAACCCGAACATCGGACGCGGCCGGCTGCTGACGGAACGCAGCGGCGAGATCACCTCCGGCTCCACCATCGGCTCGGTCGGCCGCCTGCTCCCCGAGCAGGAGGACCGGTTTATCCGGCAGGGTGTCGACCAGAGCGCGCCGCTGCGCGCCGTGACGCCCTACATGATGAACTCCGACAAGCGGTACCTCGAGACGTTCGCCCTCGGGAGCCGCCTGCTGCGGGCGCCCGGCGAAGTGACCGCGGCCGGGAACACTTCGCTCACCCCCTCGAAGCGTGAGCTGTCGGTCGGGGAGGTCGTCCTGACCTACTCGCCCAGCTACATGTTCTTCGAGGACAACATCGAGCGCGAGGGCGGCGAGCAGACCCTGGCCGACGAGTTCGCCATCGCTTTCTTCAACGACGTGACGGACCTGGGCTTCAACGGCGACGAGGCCGCGGTCGATGGCGACGCCGGCATCCAGGCCTTCCTGCGCCTGAACAACGGCTGGCCGAAGCTGATGAAGGCCGAGTCCACGGTCCACAAGTTTGACCTGACCGCGGCCGTCTACGCCGCCGCCGACTTCGACGACGTGATCTTCCCCGGCGTCTACGAGACGCTGCCGGCGAAGTTCCGGGCGATCAAGCAGCAGTTCGAGCTGTGGGTCAGCGTCGACGACGCCGAGAAGTGGCTCAAGCAGCTGCGCGCCCGCGGCACTCCCCTGGGCGACAAGGTCACCGTCGACGGCGAGCTGCCCCGGTGGAACGGCGTCAAGGTCGTTCCGCAGGCCTTCATGCCGAACGGCCAGGTCACGATCCAGCGCCCGAAGAACCTGGCGTTCGGCGTCCGTCGCGGCATGACGATGGAGACCCAGCGGCAGCCGAAGCAGCGCCTGGTCGAGGTCACGATCTCCGCCCGCGTGGACTTCGAGTTCGCGCTCGCCGACGAGATCGGCATCGGCTACGACATCACGCCGTAGCGGCGCGGCGCCCGGGCATCGCCGGCGGTCGCAGGCCACGCGCTTGCGACCGCCGGCTTCCTGCTCTCTCGCATCACGAGGAGACCGATCGTGAAGACCACCAGCGAAATCGAGGCCAGCGGCGAGGCCGCCGACCCCACCACCGAGATCAAGAAGGCCACCAAGAAGCCGCAGGTGCTGGAGTACCTGCACAACGGTCGCTTCAACGCCGCCTACCTGAAGCAGGCGATCACGAAGGGCGACCAGGTCTCCGAGGCGGACGTGCCCCCCGACGCGTTCAAGCGCCTGAAGGGCTCCGGCTTCTTCAAGGTGGTGGCCACCCTCGTGCTGGCGATGGCGATGCTTGCTTCGTCGCCGGCGACCGCCCAGACCTCGGGCACGAACTTCACGTACCCCTCGAAGATCGGCTGGGCCGGGAGCAAGGTCGACCAGCTCCCGACCATCTTCGCAGCCCAGGACACCCTGTTCACCGGGGTCCGGGCGGGGGTGCACAGCCCCGTCGCCGACGTGACCGCCCTGAAGGCCATCGCGGCGACCGGCGCCACGGCGCGCACGGACAAGCAGCTCTGCTACGTCGAGAGCCTGCACGCGGTTGCGGCCTTCGACGCGCAGTCCAGCACGGCCGGGAACGACACGACCGTGTTCGCCCCGGCGTCCGGGACCGGCCGCTGGTTCCTGCTGGATGGGACGGCCTCCGGAGCCAACGTGTCCATCGCGGACGCGGGCGAATACTTCACCGGGACGACCGCGGAGACGGTGCTCCAGGAGGTCGGTCTGGGGTACGCCCGCCGGGCCGGCACCCCGACCGCGGGCCACGTCTGCACCCTGGACGCCGACGGCGACCCCACGGACTCTGGGACCGCCTCGACCGACATGGCCCTGTACAGCGTCCTCATCGCAGTCGCGAACGGAATGGGGGCGAGCCTGGTCGGCGTCGAGGACGTGGCGACCAAGATCGCGGCGACCACTGTCGAGGGCGCCCTGGCCGAGATCGCCGCGGACGGGTGGGTCACCGCCTCGCGCCTGGCTTCCGACGCCGTCACCGGGGTCAAGATCCTGAACGGTGAGATCAGCGCCGCGAAGCTGGCAGGGTCGTCCGTGTCCAACATCAAGCTGGCGTCGGACGCCGTCACCACGGACAAGATCCTGGACGCGACGATCCTGTTCGGCGACCTAGCCCTGAACAGCTGCATCGCCGGCCAGGTCCCCGTGGTCAACGCCGGGGCGACCGCCTGGGAATGTGGAGCGGGCGGCGGGACGGCCCTGGCGGGTGCCGAACGGGTGCACACGGGCGCGCAGACCCTCGCGGACAACACCGAGACGCCGGTGATCTATGCGACCTCGGTCACCACCTCGGCGGCCATCGCCTACGACGCGGTCACGTACGACTACACGGTGACGGACGCAGGGACCTACACGATTGCGGCCGGGGTGACGTTCGCGCCCAACGCGACCGGCAGCACCCGTCAGGTCGACATCCAGTACGAGGTCGCCGCGGACACGTGGATCACCCTGGCGCGCGGTACGGGGGCTGCCTCGGGCGAGTTCCCGGCCACCGTCACGGTCGCCACGTCGGTCCGTCTGCCCGCCACGGGGGCGGTCCGGGTAACCGCGAAGCACGACGGCGGCGCTCCGGTGGACATCACGACCGCGTGGCCGGACGGGATCACGATCCAGCGCATCAAGTAGTGCGACGCCCCTCCGGGGGACGCGGGGCGAGACCATGGGCCGGTACGTGACGGTAGCCGACATCAGGGCCGAGGGTGGCAGCACCTTCGTCGAGCCCGACGACTCCCGCGTGGAGTCCCGGATCGCCCTGGTCGAGGACAAGGCCGAGCGGGACACCGGCACCTGGTGGGAGTCCCGGCCGAAGACCTACCGGCTCGACGGCCTGGGCGGATTCACGCTGCCCCTCCCGCAGTGGGTCATCAGCATCACGTCCGTGTCGGTCGACGGTTCGGCGCTGGCCGCCGCCGACTACGTGCTCGAGGACGGGTTCATGCTGGACCGGGTCGCCGGACGGTTCACCCGCGGCCATCGGAACGTCGTGGTCGTGGGCGCGTTCGGCCTGCTCAGCAACGGCGTCTGCCCGCCGGCCGTCAAGCGGGCCCTGATCCAGCGGGTGATCGACCTGCTGCCGAAGGCGGGAGACGCGGACGCGGCCCTCGATCGCAGAACCGCGACTGCGACATCCATCAGCGTAGCTGGCCGAACGACGGGCCTTGCCTCGGTGTCGGCCCCCTGGAGCGGCAACCCCGAGGTCGACAGCGTCCTGGCCATGTACCGACGGCCCGCCGGCGCGGCCGTCTTGTGAGGTTGACGATGGCGAGCAAGCCTGTTGGAACGATCCTGGTGCTGGACGGGCCGACGCACTACAACGTGCATCTGCCCGAGCTCGGCAAGATCAACTTCGTGTCCGGCGACACCATCCTGCTGTACGCCGAGGCCGACATCGCGGCCGCACGTGCCCTCCCCTTCAAGGTCCAGATCCGGATCAACGAGTTCTCCAAGGTCGTGACGCCCGAGGCTCCGGCGCCCATCGCGGCTGCCAGGAAGGACGGGAAGCGTGGCTGATGGCTGGGCCGGCGCTCATCGGGTGGGTGTGGGCGAACATCGCCACGTTGCCCACTGATGCTCCCAAGGATGCCCGGTCCCGGGAAGTCCTCGGCACGCTCTCTCGTCGTCGCTTCAGCATCCGCTGCCAGTACACCGACGGTCTCGGCATGCGCCGGAGCGGACCGGGCGGCGGGGTGCCCGACGTGACCTGCAGTCTGGTGTTCCGCGTCGCCGATCTCCAGGCCAACTCGTGGACCCCGGCTATCGGGGACCTCCTGGAGAGCGTGGTTGACCGTCAGGGCGCTGTCCTCGAAAGCCGGAACCTCTACCTCGTGGGCGCCGGCGCAAGCGCCATGGGCATCGCACGTCGGGTCATGAGCGCCTACAGCTTCCACACCGACATGCCGGCCCGGAGGGACGACTGATGGTCACGGGCGGCAGCTTCGGGGCGTGGAGCGAGACGATCGCGGCCTTCGAGTCGGACGCCCTCCGCTCGGCGCTGAAAGACGAGGGCGGCAAGGCCCTGAGCCGCATCGGCCTTCGTGCCTCCGGCATGGCCAAGCGCCTGATCTCTGCGAAGAAGTACGCCCCCAACAGCGATGTGACGATCGCCCTCAAGGGCACGTCGACGCCGCTGGTGGGCGGTGGCCGGGGCAGCGACCTGATCGCCGCGATCACGTCCCAGGTCACGGATGGGGGGCTTACCCTGTGGTTCGGGGTGAGGCGCACCGCCCGTGGTGCGGACGGAAAACCGCTCGTCAACATCGCGGCCGCCCTGCACGAGGGGGCGGTCATCGATCTGCGCAAGCACCCCGGGGTACGACGGGCGGTCATGGCCCGGTTGCAGCGGGTCGCGAAGGGCAAAGAACCGGGGGACAGCGCGAAGGCTCAAGCCATCCTGGACAAGTTGCAGGCGCCGTTCAAGAAGGGCGGCAAGGACGCGGCCATGGAGCAGGGCGGCTGGGCCACGAAGTTCCTGTGGATCATCCCGCCCCGGCCTTTCCTCCGCCAGGTCCTGGAGTCCCCCGAGTTCCGCGACTTCACCAAGGCCGAGCTGACCGACGCAGTCTCGCGCTCGCTGAATCGTCAGGCCAAGAGCGCGCTGCGGTACGAGGGGTTGGTCCAGCGGCGGTTCGGCGGAGGTGCGTCATGACCCTGGTGCAGCAATTCCAGGCTCGCCTCCAGTCGTACGGCCTGTACCTCGGCCCCATCGACGACGATCCCGGCCCGTCCACCGCACTCGCCTACGCCCGCGCCCTCCAGTCCGGTCCGGTCACGCCCGGAGAGGAGGCGGTTGCCGCGGTCCGCGAGACGGTCCGGCGCCGCACCCCGAAGCAGTCCAGCCTCCGGATGGTGTACGGCCCTGGCGACTCCATCATCGCCGACGATCCCGCCCGGCCCGGCGCCTGCGTGTTCACCGACGGCGGAGCGTGGCGGACTCGGAACATCCGTTCGTTCGAGGTCCCACTGGTCGGCCAACTCGCGCTTCACCGCCGGGCTGCCGGCGCGTTCATCTCCGCGCTCGCCGACGTGCGGGCGCTGACCACGTACCGCCCCGGTCGCGCCTCGTCCTACTGCCTCAGGCACATGAACTGGAACCCCGCCCAGCCGTTGACGACGCACGCCACTGGATTCGCCGTGGACTTCGACCTGGACCAGGACGGGCGGTGGGAGCGGGTGGAGCAGGACCGCGCGACCTGGTGGCGGGAGTCGCCAGCCGCCGCCCAGGTCATCGACCTGATGGAGGCGTGGGGGTTGGTGTGGGGCGGAACGTGGGGCGGGAAGTCCCGCGACGACATGCACTTTCAGTACGCCCGGGTGGGTTGAGGGGGATCCGTGAGCACCGACGACGTTGGCCGGCTGTACGCGTCTCTCGAGGTTATCCACGCGGACATCAAGCGGATCCTGGAGATGCAGGGCACCCAGGCGGCCCGCATCGAGCGACACGACGAGGCACTGGCGCACGGGGCCCGGACGCTCACCGACCTGCGGGAGCGCGTCCGGATCCTGGAGTCCCAGGCCGTGCTGGTACCCGCGTGCACGGAGACGCACCGCCAGCTTCGCGAGGCTGAGGCGCAGTCGACGGCGAACCGCCGGGACACGTCCATGCGCTGGGCGTCCATCGTGGTGCCGCTTCTGATCGGCCCTGCCCTGACGCTGGGCGTCGGGTGGCTGCTGCTGCGCTGGCAGGGACTGGTGTAGCGCGCGAAAGGTCGGGCCCCGGGCCCGGAGGAGGATCGATGTTTCGCCTGATGCTGCTCGTTCTGATGCTGGCCGCCCTGCCCCTCGTCGCCATGGCCCAGGACCTGGTCGCCGTGCCGGCGGACCCTGGGGCGATGATCCCGATCGCATTCGCCACTCTCGCGGGCGCGCTGGCGTACGCGGCCTTCGAGCTGCTGAAGCGTGTCCCCGCGGTCGCCGCCCTGGGCGCCTGGCCGAAGCGGCTGGTGGTCGCCGCGCTGGGCGGGCTGTTCGGCGGGCTGCTGACCCTGATCCCTGGGGGGCCGTTCGGCACCTGGGTGGGCATCGTGGCCGGGCTCGGCGCCGCCGGTGGGTTCTCCCTGTTCCGCGCCGCGGGCACTGCGGGGCGTTCCGGGGGCTCCACCATCACGACGGAGGTGACGGGGTTTGACCCGGATTCGAGGGTCCGACTGCGCACGCCTCCGCCCGGCTCCAGCCTCGTGGTCCTGGCCGGCCTGTTGGGCGCCCTGTCCATGACGAGCTGCGCGGCCTGGTACCAGGCGCTGACGCCCACCGAGCGTGCCGCGGTGGATGCCACGGAAACCTGCCTGGCGTCCCTGTCGGCGACGGCGCTGCCGTGCGTCTCGACGTGCCTCAGGACGTCGGAGCGGGATTGCGAGGCGGTGTGCGTCGCCAAGGTCGCCGGCGTCGCCGGGGCGGACTGCGCGGAGGCGTACGGCTCCATGCACTCCGCGGCCCTGGCGTCCGCCGCTCGTCGCGCCGTGGGCGCCGCGATGGACCTCTACCTCGCCCTCAGGGCGACTGGGCCGGCCCCGGGTGGGCCGGCTGGGGGTGCGGGGCTGTAGCAGGTCCGACCCCCGAGTCCCCGCCCGAGTTACTGGGGAGTGCTCGGACGGGGCATCGGTGGCCGGAACAGGAGAGAACGATGCGTCAGGGCTTCACGAGCAACCAGTTCACGGACGCCGACGGCGCTCCCGAGGGCGGACAGACCTTTGGACCCGGGTTCGCCATCGCGTGGCAGCGCGGTCCCTTGGGTCGCGGCGAGGACCGCAAGGAGCCGAACGGCGCCTTCGTGTCGACCGTCATCGCGGCCGTCGTCGACCGCCTGGAGTTCTACCAGCGCGGCAAGTTCGCGTGCCAGCCGAACGCCGAGGCGATCGAACTGCTGAACGCCGCGCTGGAGATCCTGGACTGGCGCACCAAGGACCGCGAGGCCCGGGGTGTCGAGGGGACGCTGGAGAAGTAGCGCCGGAGGTGCGGAATGGACTGGACGCGTGAGGACACGGTGAAGGCGGCAGCGATCGGAGCCTGGGTCCTGGGGGTGGTGGCGACGCTCGCCCTGGTGACCGCCCTGTCGGGCTGCGGCCACACGTTCCAGGCCCGCGAGAAGGCGACGCTGACGTTCGACGCCGGCGCCCACCGCATCGCGGCCACGGCGGACGGCGACGAGGTCTGCACGGTCCATTCCCCCGCGCCCATCCCCTTCACGGTTCGGTGCGGCGCCGGCGCGGTGCCCTGGTACACGGACGCCGGGCAGGTCACCTGCATCCCGACCCCGTGCGCGGCCGGGCAGGTACTGCACTACCAGGCGGACGGGACGACGGCATGCGGGCCCGCGGGAGGTGCGCGGTGATTCGCGAGTCCATCACGATCGACGAGGCGCTGGAGGTCTTGAACCGGCTGGCGAAGGCGGACTCCAAGGCCGCGTACCGCCTCATCTGCGCCCGCGTCGAGTGCAACCAGGTGGTCGCCGACGACCCGACGATTCAGGTCGGGCATGTGGACGACGACCCGGGCAAGCCGTTCGAGGTCGGCGTCCTCGGCCTTTTGAACGGTCTGTTCGGCATCGACGATCGCGGGTGGGGCGCCATCACGGCCGTAGTCGATGGCGAGCGGGTGCCTGTCTTCACGCGGGCTGGAGGTGCCTCGTGCTGACGGTCGAGACCACCCAGGACCTGGCTCGGGTGCGCGGCCTGCTGCGGGTCATCCTGGCCGCGATCCCGCAGACCGCGAGCATGGCAGGGCTCGCCGACGAGCTGACCGACGACCGCCTGGCCGCCGCGTGCCGGCTGGTCGGCATCAAGGAAAGCGTGCTGGTCCAGGTCCAGCCCGGGGCCCAGGTCGAGGCGGTCGCGGACATGAGCGGGGGCGCGTAGATGGCGGTCCGGACGGACAGCGTGGTGCTCTATTGGGGGCCCGACTTCGACGGGGACCCGTGGGGTGCCTCCACCTGTACCGGCATCGAAACGGCTCCGGTGCTGCGCATCGACCGTGCGCGTGGCGGGGAGTACGAGCAGGCGATGCAACTGCAGTCCGGCCTCACCTCGGGGACCTACCGGACGTCCGTGCGACGGGTCGGCGCGCTGCACGCCTGGGGTTCGGGTTCCGTGGTGACCGGCGCCGGCCGCTCCGGCGTCGGCATTCGGCTGACCGACGGCGTCGCGGAGTACCGCTGGGATGCCACTACGTCCGCCTGGATCGTGGCCGCGGCCGGGGAGTGGACCAGCCCGGATGAATTGTACGCCCACCTGGTGGCCTGGGCCCGGCCCGCCCTGGGCTTCGTGGTCCGCCTCCAGCGCGCGAAAGCCTCCGACGCTTCCCCGGTCTTCCTGGCCGTGGCTGCGGTGGCACGCCTGCTGTTCGACCAGGTCGGCAACGACCCCGACCGCGCGTCCTCCTGGATGGATGACCTGCTGCACCGGGTGCTGATCCCGGCGTGCGAGGCGCATGCAGCCGTAGCCGGCGCCCAGGAGTTCGTGGCCGGGGGCGACGGTCCCAAGAACCGCGACGCCCTGCGCTTCGCCGGTGGACTCCCCGAGGTCCCCTACAACATCCTGGGCGTCGACGGCGTCCACGATACGACGACGGACACCCGGCTGGGCGTCCCCGTGTCCGGTGCCTGGGACGCCGCGGCGCGCACCTGGACGCCGACGAGCGACTGGACGAACGGCCACCGGTACCACGTCCGCTACCAGTGGACGCCGTGGATGGAGCACAGCGGCGACCGCGAGCACTTCACGGACCGGCTGCCCGCAGTCGTTTTCGAGGGGGTCTCGACGCTTCGTCGCCGGGCCTCGTCGGGCTTCGTGACGCTTCCGGCCCCGGATGGCAGCGGCGCCGTTTCGGTGCGGGCGCCCACGGTCATCGACGGTCAGGTCTCCTGCCAGATCCTGGCGGCACGGACCACGGACCGGGATCGGATCTGGCAGGCGATCGGGCGGTGGGTGGAGCAGGGGCGGGTCCTGGCGTCTCCCTCCACATCGCTGTGTGTCTTCATCGACCTGCTGTCGGACGAGGGGCCATCTCCCGTCACGGGCGGCGGTGCGGCTGCCCGACGCTTCACGATCTTTGCCCAGTGGCAGGAATGGCCCGGGGATGAGACCTCGGACACGGTTCTTCAGCCCGGCGGCTTCGCGCCGGAAATCCATTCGCAGGAGGCGTGACATGGAGCAGGTATTCGAGTACGGCGCGACTGGGCAGAAGGCAGGCACGCTGGTCCGCGTGCGCACCGGGGACCGGCCGGCGAAGCTGTCGCCGAACGGGGTGGCGCTGCACGGCGGGGCCTACCCCCGCGGCTTCGTCCGGGACTCCGAGGGCAACCCCCGCATCATGGGTCCCCTGACCCGCGACATGGCGGAGCGCCTGATCGGCACCGAGGACAAGTTCGGCGGGTTCACGGCGGACCTGCAGGCGACCCTGGCGGCCGGACACTTCTTCAAGAAGGCGGACGGCGGCGGGCAGCTCTACGCGATCCGCGTCACCGACGGCAACGAGCGGGTGGCGGTCGCGTACCTCTTCGACCGCGACGTGGACACGTCCTACGCCGCGGGCCGGGTGGCCGCGAAGGTGGCCGCTCAGGTCGGCGCCCTGAAGGCGTCCAACGGTGGGCGCTGGGGCGGCATGGCGAACGCCTACGGCGGAAAGGTCGCCGATGCGGCCGCGGCCATCTCCGGGTCCACGTTCGACACGGGCCTCGGCGCCGCGTTCCCGTTCAAGAAGAACGAGCTGGCCGGCTTCGCCTTCACCCTCGCGGGTAGCGGGCGCACCTGGACCATCGCCAGCAACACGGCCCTGGGCGTCGTCGTGGTGCGCGGCGACTTCGTCGGGGTCGTGACCGCCTCCTGCACCGGCTACTGGAGCGTGCGGGCCGAGAACCTGGACGCCGCTGGCCAGCCTCGCGGGCTCGCCGTCGTGGTCAAGGACGGCACCGTGGACCCCACCAGCCAGTTCCGGCTGACGGGCATCGAGAACCGTCGCGTGGTCCGCACCGATCTGGACGCGCTGGTCATGGATCCCGCCGCCACCGCCACCGCGGGCGTCTACTGGCCGCAGGCCGTGGCGACCAGCCTGGAGCAGTCCCAGTGGGAGATGGAGGCGGAGGACAGCGCCAACGGCCAGGACCCCAGCCACGAGGAGCACAAGCCGGCGAACTTCGCCGAGATCGCGATTCCCGGCGGCGTGACGGCGAACACGGTCCGGTTCCGCGTCCTGAACTTCACGCGCGCCGGGGCCGGCAACGGCACCGTCGGCACCCTGCTGGACGGCGGCGCGATGGTCCCGCACAGGTACGTGCTGACCTTCACGGCCGCCACGACGTTCACGGTCGCCGCCTACGACCTGAGCGGCAATCGGCTCCTGGCGTCCGGCCTGCCGGGCGGCACGGTCGGCACCCCGTACCCGGCGCCGCACCCGTTCCTCTCCGGGTTCACGGTCACCGCCGGAGCGACCCCGCACGCCGCCGCGGACGTCACGACCGTCTACGTCCGGCCCCTCGCGGTCTCCGCCGCCGGTGTCGGCCTGCTGTCGAAGCTGAGCGCCTGGTTCCACCCCTTCGCCTTCGGTGCCACCGGCACGGGCGGCAAGGACGTGACGCGCAGGTTCCGCGTGTACGCGAACACCTACGACACGATCACCCTGGGGCCGCTGGACGACGTGTCCGCGCTGGTCGCGCCCCCGGCGGCGCCCTACCTCCAGGGCACCGAGAACTGGGACACGACCAAGAACACCCTGGGCCTGACCTTCAAGTACAAGCTCCAGGGCGGCGGGGCGGTCACCGTGACGGCCACCGGGCACGCGACCCAGACCATCGAGGACTTCGTCGCCGAGTTCAACCTCCTGGTGGGCGCGGGCACGGGCAAGGTCATCGCGAGCGTCCAGACGGTCTCCGCCCACAAGCGCCTGCGCATCACGGCCGACGACGGCCTCTACGGCCCGGCCTACAACCTGCAGGCGACCGACGGCACCCTGAACGCGGTCGCGGGCATCACCGACGACGCGACCGCGGTGGGCGGGACCCCCACGATCGGGCGGCTGGAGTTCCTCCAGGAGTTCGAGGTCGGGCGGGACGGCGTCGCCGACCTGGCGAACACCCACTACGCCGCGATCTGGGACACGTCGACCTCTCCGGTCTTCGCCCTGAAGGCCATGGACGTCGGCTGCATCGAGATGGCGCAGCCGGGCGTCACCGACCCGCTGGCCCAGCAGGCGCTTCTGGACCTGGCCCCGGTCGTCGGCTTCATGGCCCGCGTCGAGGTCCCGTCGACGGTCGTGGACCGCACGGGCGCCGCGGCCCGGGCGTGGCTGCGGGCGAACCTCGTGCCGAACAACTTCTTCCGGGTGTGCTACCCGTCGTACGGCTACCTGGCCGTGAACCCGACGGGTGGCGGCGCCAAGTTCCTCTGCACCCTCACCGGCGCGCGGCACGGCATCCGGGCGAAGAACACGGCGAAGAACCAGGGGCCGCACATCGCGGACAGCCGCGACGCGGAGCAGAACGCGCTGCTGTCTCCGCTCTTTTCGTCCCTGCAGACCGACCTGCCGAACGGCCAGGGCGCCGAGATCAACGAGGACCTGCTGAACGGGATCGGCGTCGAGGTGATCCGGCACCTCCCGGGCAGCCCGGCGATCTACGTCTGGGGCGCCCGCATCCCCGGGGCGAACTGGCAGTGGGGCTACGGCCACAAGATCGAGTGCATGCTCAGCATCAAGCAGGACCTGCTGCTGAACGGCAACCCCCTGGCGTTTTCGTCGACCGGCGGCCCCGCGGGCAAGATGACCCGCATCCAGGCTGTGGCCATCGCGAAGGGCGTCATGGAGCCCAAGTACAACGCGGGCTGGTTCAAGGGCGATTCGTTCGAGTCGGCCGTGGCCATCAAGTGCGACGACAACAACAACCCGCCCGCGGTCGAGGGGGCTGGCCGCCTGATCACCGCGATCGGCGCGGACATCGTGGACACCGCCGAGAAGGTCGAGTTCGACATCGGCAGCCTGGGCGTCGCGGTCTCCGGCGGGACCCGGTAAGGAAGAGACGGCGGGGCCG